AGATATCTCTCTGATTTGTTTTGAAACATTTATGAGATCATTGTTGGTATCCGCAGATTTTTCTAAAAATTCGTAGTAGGCTTTTAGAAAAGAAACAAACTTAGGATATTCTTCCCTAACAAACTCTGGGACTTGATCCGGAACTAATACTGATATTCTTTCGTTATTCATTTATTTTTATGATGTCAGTTCTTCTAAATCGACGGTAACAGAAGCAGAATCTAGTAAATCAATTTCCAATACGGTATTTCTCTTTGTTTCAATAATTCCTTTTTCCGATTCTATAGTCAATCTCATTAAAGAATCATCTGAATATAACGTTCTAACATTTAAATTTGTTAGAACAACTTTTCCGGTTTCGTAATTAATTGTACCAGCATTTTCATTAACGATTTGTTTTTGTGCATCCGCATCGTAATAGATGGTTCTAATACTTCCAGTTCTTGCAGTAATTAATGCTGAAGCAACAGCACCAGATCCACCACCACCACTAATTACTACAGTCGCTCTGGAATAATTATAACCTTTATTGGTAATAGTAATTTTTTCTAATCTTGCACCAGCAATAGTAGCCTCAGCTGTCGCACCAACTCCATCTCCGACGATAGTAATAGTTGGAGCCGAAGTGAAATTAATACCTGGATTTAATATTTGAATTTCTTCAATTCCGGTGTAAGTTTCCGCAGATTCTTCAAGTGAAACTTTTCTTGTGATTCCGCCGTAATCAACGACATCAAATTGTGACGAAGTTAATCTATTGGTCAATGTTCCTCTATGTAATGGAACATTAAAATCAATTTCATAATTTCTTGTCTCATTGAGTGTTGGTTCAAATCTTTTTTGTAACTTGACAGAAGTTTCGCAACCAATAATTGCAGCATCATTTGTATTATCGATACTTTCTTGTAACTTAGACAATACAAATCTACCACCAAATTTGTTTAAGTTTTGTTCTCTGTATAGAGCTACAGCATCTCTAATTCTATTTTTTACTTGTTGTGCTGTATCGGTAGTTTTTCTCTTATCGTATGCAACGGTATTATTTAATAATAGATACAGATATTGCGGATCACGAATTTCGGTTTGAATTGCTATGATAGATTTTGGTTTAATAATCTCATCAATGATTCTTTGTTTTTCTAACTCGGAAATATAAAAATCTTTCTTGGGTTTTAATGATAGAATAACTTTACCATATGATGGAGGAACGTCATCCTCACTACCCCAAACAGAAACAGAATCTATACTAGGATATTGTTTCTTTATATAATTTTCATAATCTTTGTATGTCACTAATCTATTTTGATTAGTATATTGTAATGGAGCAGAGTATTTAATACTGTCAACACTTTCTCTCTCTGAACTTCCTGAAGCCGATTCATTAACGGTAATGTCAATTGATCCATAAACTCCTACTGGTAATAGAGGAACGAATTGATCTGCTTTATTAGCAGCAAGTCCATTTGTTACCAGATAACTTAATCTGACAATCGATCCATCTGCAAGTTCTTTACCAATTACACCATCACCAAAATAAATTTCATATTTTCCATTTCTTCCTTCTTGTAAGAAATAGACCATCGATGTACTGTCCACATTCAAAGCATCTGTAGCCAACGAATACGTTTCGATATATGAATTAGTTGGTGAAGGTTGAATTACAACTTTAAGTGTGGTCGTATCTATATTTACATCTGGTATTACAAACAAAGATTTTGGATTCTCTTGTAGACTATAAGAGTATGCATAATCAACAATCTGTCCTTCTTTGATTGCTATATTTTCAAATAAGAATTGATTACCAGTTCTAGTAACGGTAGTTTCTTCCAACACATTAAATCGATAAGAACGATTATCAATTAAGTTTGATTGTACTGGATATCCGTATGGAAGTGTCAATGATTGAGTCGGATCGTTTGATGTTGTCGTAATTGATATATTAACATTTGCCGTTGCAGGTTTTCTAGAATGTGGTATGTAACCTAAACTCTTAGCATGAGAAACCACAGAACCTCTAAGAAGTGCTGTATCTAAGAATGCTTCATTCGCAACCATGTTCAGATAGTATGCGTTATAATGCGTGTTATAAGCAAGAACATCTAACAAAATACTAAGACCAGATCCTTCAAAATCATAGTCCTGAAACTCTGTTTGTTGTCTTAAAAAGTTTTTTAAATTTTCCTTGATTGTATCAAAATCAAGTTCAGTTACTCTTAATCTATTTGCCATTATCGTGTTCGTTCTAGTTGAAATGTTACGGCTATCGGATCCGTTCTATTCACAATGAAAAATTCCAAATAAACTTTAAATGAATTGATATCTGGTTCTGGTGTCACTACAACCTTAGAAATTGAGGCTCTAGGTTCAAAATTTTCTACCAGATTGACTATCTGCTTTTCCATTCTGATGGCTGTCAGATTGTCCGCATTCTCAAACAATAAAGCCCTTATATTTCCACCGAAAGATGGATTGAAAAGACGTTCGTTTTTATTGGTTGAAAGGATATTTTTAATCGAGTTAATTACGGCCAGATCACCGACGTGTTTATTAACATCTTTTCGGACCGGATGAATGTTCATATTCAGATCCAAATCCTTGTAATCTCTAGTTACGTTTGTATATACGGTTGCCATTTTCTATTTATAGTTTGTCTATAAGGGTTTGTGTACCAATATAGTTTTTAATTAAATGAGCTTCCAAATCACCAAATCCAGAATAATTCATCATATTCATGTAATTATTGGATAGTTCTGTAATTTGTCCAAAGAACGCAATATCATGTTGTTCCCGTTGTGCCATAAAGGTATTCGCACGGATAATTACATCAGCCAAAGCAGATTCCGCACCAGCAGACAATGATGAAATAAAGTAAGGATTTCCAATTCCAGGTGTATATAAACTTATAGAATTCAACACCTCAGTATATGCACTGGTAACTTGTGCCGAATATACCAATAGATCATCCTTAACAAACAAACTGGTCATACTTCCTAGAACCGGAACGTTGTTTGCAACTCCTTCGAACTTGGCCAAAATAGGAGCCACACTTCTTCCCAAACCAGTAGCAGAAGAAAACGTAGGAAGAGCTGTATTTGTTGCACTCTGTATTCCAGACAATCTCTGTGTATGATTAAAAAAACTGTTACACGTATTCGATAGATTCCAAGACAGAGGTCTAATCGTTGATAACAAAGAAGATCCGCCAGTTCCTGGATAAGTCTGCAAATAATAATTGTAGGTGTTCAATGTTTGATAAACACCATAAATTCCAGTTTGTATGGTAGTAACTACTGACGCTACTGGATTCTGCAAATAAATTGTATTTGCCGTTTGTTTATTAGTGATTGCGTCATACTGCCATTTTGTTATTGGAGGACGGACATAATAATTATTTTCGACTATGTTTTGATTTGGATCCAATGCGTTTCCAAATTTAGTCACATCAAAATTTAAATTTAAAGCAGAATAAAGTGATCCCATGATTAAGGTCCTGCTAATGCTAGAGTTGGTACTGTTTGTGAAGCTATAGGTATACCACAAGTTGGAATATCGCCAGCAACTACCATTGGTAATCCATTTATAGTTATTCTTCCTATCATCCTTTGTGCTTGAACTGTTGATATACAATGAATGAAACAACCAGGAGCTCCGCAACAAGCATGAGGAGATATCTTATCTCCAGGAACTGGACCAGCTCCTGGTCTTGCAAGAGGTATTCCATTAAGTGTAACATTTGGCCATCCAGGACCAGTAATAATTCCACCGTCTGCGGTCACATCACCTAACTTAGCTATAAAAGGCATTCATCTTTTCCTTAAGGACAGTTACCATTAATTTGATCCGCTACTGATTTATCGGTTAACGGAACACTCTTTGCATACAGTTGTTTAAAAGCCAAATATTCTCTATACAAACAATCACTAATTTCTTTTGAAATTTGAGATTTACTAACTCCATTTTCTAATTTAGTGGATGCTTCTTGAGCACATATTCTACAAGCCTCATCTTTATGATTTGCATTTACAAATTCATCAATTGCTTTTTCATCATATTTATCCATAGCTTTTCTGATCTCTGAAGCTTTATCTTTAAGTGCATCACTAGCATCTTTTAATTTACTTTCAGTATCTTTAAGTTCTTGTTTAATATCATTCCAACTTTCTTTTAAATTATCCGTCAAATCGTCAACATATTTGTTAACCAATTTTTTAGTACATTGTAAATTTAAAAATTGTTTTGCTTTGATGACATCCACACTTAATGATGAGAATTTACTTGCGGTACTAACTGTAGATGCAGTAAGCTCAGCAACATTTCTAGCAACAGTTGAATATGCTTTTGCTGTTCCAGAAACTCCAGCTGCTTGATCTGCTGCAGAAATAGAAGCACCAAGTTTATCATAATTATTTAAAACATCTTTATAACCAGTTTGATTAATAAGATCAGTTCCTAAATTTTTTCCATATGAAGTAGCTGATTGAAATCCTGCCGCTATGTCCTGTTTAAGTGTATCTAAAAATGATGGATTGTTTGTCAATGCATTTGATATTTGCACTTCACTCATTCCAGACCAAGTAGAGGCTGGTGTTCCAAAAACTTGTTCTTTAAAGAAATCTGGTTTATTCACAGCATTTCCAATTATTTGATCTATTTTTGGAGGAATAGTACCACTAGTAATTTCAGTTGTATTCAATGAACTAGAAGTGACCGATTCTGATACTGTTGTCGGTGGAGTAAACGGTGTTCCATCAGGTGCAAGAGTTCCTTCAGGTGGTTTTGCAGCAGATGTTGTATCATCAGCACCAGGAACTGGAGCGGCTGCGGTAACCATAGCAATCGTTGCTCCATTAATATTCGTAAGTGCTTTTCCACCATATGTTGCTTTTCCAGATGAGGTCGCTGTAAGAGAAATCATTCCAGTAACACTAGAAATAACACCACTAACAGAAGTCGATGCTGACGTTAATCCTCCAAGTGAACTTGAAAGTATACCAGAAAGTGATGCTGATTGTTTGGCAGAACCACTCCAGTTAGCCGAAGCAGCAAGAGTAATGTTTCGAGCAACTACAGTAAAATCTTTTTTAACTTGGAAAGTGACGCTTCCATTAACAACATAAGTCAAATCGCCGTCAATGTAAACTATTCGATTACCTTTAACATGCATCGATTCATCTTTGTTTACAACGATGTTTGAAGAACCGATAACTTTTTTATGCACATCTCCAGTAGGTCTAAACTCCACATGAGATCCAGTTTTATGCATTAGATTTATTCGTTCATAATTCGGAGTATCATCTAATTCAAAAGCATGTCCAGATTCGGTATCAATCGCATAGTTATATGGATATCTAGCATTGTAAGAAGGATTTTGATCCACACCATATTTGTTACCAGTTGTTAAGGATTTTAAATATGTGATTTGTGCTGGATCATATAGATTATCACCTCTAGCTAATCTAGAAGTTGTTGGTTCATCTAAATTTCTAGGATATCTAAGAGGATTTCCATTTAAAAAATTTGGAGATGCATCGATTTCTTTTTGTTTTCTTGTATCACTAAATGCTTTCATTTCTCCAGATGCTTCTTGTGGAATCCCAGGAAGAACTCCCATCATTACTGGATGTTGTGCATTTTCCCCATCCAAAAAGAATCCAACTACCATATCAGATTCTCTTGGAGTAAACGTCATTGGATTATTCAATGGAAGTAATGCTTGAGCCCAAGGTAAAGTTTCTGTTGGTGCATCATTAACACTTTCTGAATGCCATCCCACAATTCTAACACGACAACGACCAAGTTTTAAAGGATCTTTTCTGTCCTCTACTACACCAGTCCACCAAATAAAACCATTTAAGCCAGCGAATTCGTTATTCATAATTAGATTGAAAATTGAGATATTTTTTCTGTTACCGCAGAACTAGAACGTACATACTTTGATGGGATCGCAGAATTTGAATCAGTTACCGCATCAAAAACAGTTTCATGTTTATTGTAAGTAATAATATGTCTTGCTCCGACAATTAAATAATTTCCGAAAAGAGAATTGTCTTTGTTATCAGACGTTTGTTCTTGTCTTTCTGGATATTGTAATAGGACATTCTCGCCAGTCGTAAATTTAAAATTACCAGGAACAACAACTCGGACCCTCTTAGTCATTAAATTCTTCATTACAGCTTTTCTTTCCAAAAGATAATCTGGATTTTCAGCATAGTTTATAGAATTTTTGTCATTGTTCTGTATGTATTTACTAGTACCTCTATCATAAGATACTGGATATAATAACTTTCTTGAATCGTAACTCTTTAGATTAGTTTTTGGAATTCTAGATATATCTTTTTGATTTGAAAATTCCACATGATTTGAATTTTGATTCAAGTGATTATTCTTATCATAGTGATCGTTGAAAGTTAAATTTTTAGTTTTTATAGTTCTTGTTATTGGATCAAAACCAATTAAACTAGAAGCATAAACTCCTGACTGAATATTATCAACAACATCGTATTGATTAACCACACTCATATATCTTGCACCATAAAATTCTTCATTAAAGTTATCACTCTCTCCTAAATTCTTTGGATTAAAAGTAACTCTAATCGGATCTCTTTTTACCAATTCATTTAAAGAAACAAAATTGTATCCATCTCTATTTTGAAAGAATAAGAACGTTGGTGATTTGTTTTTGTCTAAAGCTCTTTTTGCTATCCAAGCAACCGTATCTAAAGGAGACAAATTCGGCATTTGTTTTGTATGCAGTCCTTCACTATCATGCAATACCATTTTATCTACGCCAAGATAATTTGCCAACACTTGAACTGCCATTTGAGTATAGGTAGAATTTGAAAAAACTTGGTTAACCTTTTGTTGTGAAGAAAATATGTACTCGTCACTTATAAAATGTAACACATACATTTCAGAATTTTGGTTAATAGTCTTTCTATTACTCAACTTGTATATTCTGTAGGATTGTTGAAATATTATTTCTTCTCTTGTCTTACCAATCTTAATTAATATACCTTCTTGACCATCAAACTGTAGATTATTAATTAGACCTACGCTATCGGTAATAAGAATGTTTCCGGTCAAACAATGAGAAAAAACACTATCATACAAGTTTATCTCTTGATATAGTCCTTTAAGGGATATCTCTTGTCCATTTTTTAAAACAATATCTAAAGATATTATCTCAAAACCAGTTGTTACTACAGATGCATTATCACTCATTCGCTTAATGACCTTCTAAGTTCTTCTTCTAAAGCAAAAACAAAATCATTTTTTAATAATTTTATTGATCTTTTCTTCTCATTTTCTCGATCTTCATATTCATAATAATTGATCGAAGTTTTGGTATTACTTTGAGATATTCTATTACCATCTTTTAATATTATTTCATTCGGTGTGATTGTTGTTGAGACATTTGCATAAGTTGCCGAATCGACCTCATATGTATGACTAGAAACTGTATCCATAAATTGAGTAGTTTCTGTCACATAATAAGAATGATTGTTCGTTTTTGCCCAAACTAAACCAGATACACCAGTATTTGCAGTATCAGCATAATTGTTGGCAGAATATTTTTGATTCACATAATTCGATAAAGATTTGAATTGTAAAGGCCAATCATATTGTGGATCTATAATATTATTATACAGTAACACTATCCAATGACGTTCAGCTGAACCGTATGCATAGTAAGCAACAGTTTCTGGTGTGTCACCATCTCTAATATCATACTTGTAGTAAATTGAAGTATTCTCTTTGAACGAATCTTCTAATTTAAAACGTGACATTAGATTGGTAAGAACATCTAAACCTAAAGCATCATCTGTTAGTTTATATCTAGTAGATGGGAAATAAGAAAAATATCTAGCCATTATCTGTTTTCTCTTTTATTCATACCTGGAAGGTTATATAAACCTTTTGTTAAGATAATCGTTTCTTTAAACGCTAATGATAGTCTAATAGAAAAAGGAGCTCCGTTTCCTCCGATTGATGGTTTGTCTGATGCACCAGGAACTTCATATGCAGACCAACCAGTACCTGGAGCATAATCTACACTTACAGAAGTACAAACACAATCCGATAAAGTTGGAAGATTTGGATTTATCTGACCATTATAAAAAAATTCGATATTGAAAATTGATGGAGGTACTAAAAAGAAACCAGCCGATCCGGGTTTAATTTCAGGTGCAGAATGAAATTTGAAACAATTTATAATACGATGAACTTCGTCCGATTCAGCAACACTTCTTGGATAAAACATAAAATCAAAACTGAATGATCTGAATTCTGGAGTCGTATAAAGTAACTCAATCATTGGATTTTCTACGCCACCCAATACAGTAGAAGCTACCACTTTGCCGGCTCCTCCTACAGAAGAAAGTGCTCTACTTATGAATGGACTTAAATTTTTACCTGCAATCTTAGAAATCATTTCCGCACTATTTTGATAACCATTATAAGCAGACATTTCTTTTACAGCAGAAGCAGCAACAGCACCTAATCCAGTTTTTCCATCGTACATACCAACATCACTATATCCTTGTCTATAATCAAAAGATAAAGTGTCTGGAAGATATAAAGCAACTGTTTCTTTTATTCGTTTTATTTTTCTGTTAAAATTAGTTGCATCGGTTCTCTTTACTTCTTCAATTATTGGTTTAACACCACTATCAATAAAAGAAGTTGCTCCTCCAATTATTGTCTGTTTTACTCTATCAATTGATTCTGTTAATGTTCCTGTTGACGGAAGTCCATTAGCAAATTGTTCTCCAGCTTTTAAACCAAAATTTGCAATGTCACCACCAACATCAACAAAATCTTTGAATGATTGACCGGCGTTAGGTGTAACTCCCTGACTTTGAAGTGTTCCAATATCAACTTGGCCTTGAGATATTTTTCTCATAACACCACTAGAATCTTTTCTTCCGTATTGAGCACCACCACTTTCAGTTCCTTTGAATTGGGTGACTTCCTGTTCAAATATACTGAACATCATAAAATGTGCTTTGTCGGTAGTTCCTAAATCTAAAGGATAGGTGTACAGTTGTGCATCTCTATCCTCTCCATACGTGTTTAAAGAGTTGAATTTTCTAACATCATCATTTTTGAAGTTAGCTGCCGAAGCAACATTTTGGATAGAAAAATTAAAAGCCATACAAACTTCCTAAAGGTTAACTAGATAGTATTTATGTCATATAAAGGAAGATTTAATCCAAGATACCCTGCAAAATATAACGGAGACCCAAATAATGTCATCTATAGGTCTTTGTGGGAACTTAGGGTAATGCAATACTTAGACGTCCATCCAGGGATAATCTGGTGGGCTTCTGAGGAACTAGTCATACCCTATTATAATCCAATCGACAATAAAAAGCATCG